ACAGGTGACAGTGTATTCGTTCTGAGTGATACTGTCAAAATAACTGCTGCAGTATGTATTTAAAAAATTATAAAAATTTGTTGTGTAGTCACTTCCGATGGAAAAATCTGTTTTTACTATAGCCATAATCTCACTCTCCTTCTGTAACGGGTTCGGAATCAAGCACCATCGACAAATTTGTCGGTAATGCAGAACTGACATGGTGGGATGATACGGGTGTGTTGCTGCTCCCTGTCGGAACGTTCCATATTTGGAGATTCGCGGCAATTGCCTGATCTATCGCTTTTATACGGTATACGCCCTCACTTTCGGTGACGGTGTAGTCCGTCCCTTCCGCACACGGAATTTTGTTTGACTTCCACACTACAAGCTTATCGCCTGCATTAGGATTGTAATTGTTGATCACCGTGCCCATTGTCGTACTCAATATCGGTATAGCCTGCGTTGCTTTTAAACCGTCCGTAACGGCACTCAGCAAAAAAGTCGCTGTTTCCTTCGGAACTTCGAGTATAGCTTTTTCCATACGATTCAGCTCCGCCGCCGTTATCGGCGTGCTTGTGCTTGGATAATTCTCCCACTGTGTTGATGTATATATTTCGCTCGCCATCTTATCCCTCCTCATAGTCTTTTTCAGTGAGCAGTACGTTAACTGCGCTCGCCGACAATTCGTCCGTCATAGCCTGTATGCCCTTAATGCGTCGGCTGAAAACGTAGCTTGATATGGTTTTCGGGTTGCTGCTCATTGTGATAACACCGTTGTTTACCTCGTATGTGTGTACGTCAAAAGTGATCTTATCGCACAGCTGCACCCACAGTCGGCAGGGTGTCGTAAGGGTGTACGGGCGGTACGGCTCAAAATATAAAAGCTTCTCTATCTTTCGCCAACGCTGCACGCCGTCATCCTCAACTCCCAGTTCGTGATCCCAGGACGTATATGTCCCGTATGCGTCAAGCAGGGCGTTATCTTCCAAAAAATACATTTTAGGGCTTGACGGGTCCTCGTAACCGAACCAGTTGACAAACCCGTTTTTTGCTCTGTGATACATACCCGAAACCGTTCTTTCGTACTCCTCATAGCTGCAATCGGAGTAGTTAAAGCCGTAGTTTTCCGTACCGGGCTTGCGTATAGTGTCGGGGATCTCGTTATTCGTACTTATCGTGTGGTATTCAAGCTTCCCATCGCCGTTTAAAAAGCAAAAAGCGGCGTTCATTTCGCAAAGACATCTATAAAGCTCCGCTACAGTGATTTTTCCTTCGGCTTTTTCGGTCAGAATGTTATCGCCCGGCAACGCGTCATTCGGGTACTCGTCAATAATGTTGTAATGCGATTCCAAGGTGGTTCTAAAGCCTTCGATGGATATAGTCTGATTGTGCGGCAACGCGGGGAAAATCGTGCCGTACCACTCCGCACAGTTTACTCCGCCGATCCAGTAAAGATCATCATAGGCTACAAGTTTTCGTGTGATGTGGTTTTTATCAAGCTTGCACGAAAACACTCTGCCCGTGAACACCTTGAAGCTCTCGCTAAGCACCTTCCCGCCCGGATAGATACCCTCGCCCGGGTATGCCGTGCCGGGATACAAAGGTATTGCGACGCTCTGAGTTATCGTTACCGTGATAGACTTGCCTGTCAGATCGGGGACACCAAAGACATCTATCTCAAAGCTTGAAGCTATCGCTCCGCCAAATTTGATGTCGGGCTCGTCGCATACCGACTGCTCTATAATCATGCTTTCGGATACTATGCTGCTGTTGTAAATGTGCAGGTTTGCATTGTTTTCCCCTGCTCCGTACACACAAATATCAAGCTCGGTGCGGACAGGGTAATTAAGGCAGGCGTCTTTAAAATCTTGTGATACTGTGAGCATATTTTCACCTGCCTTAATACTCGATAAAGGTGTACTTTATGGAGTCGTAGTAGATAGTGCCGTCCTTTATCTTAGTCGGACTGTAGCTTACGTCCGAAAGATAAAAGTACCCTGTTTGATAGTTATTAACGTGTACATCGTCATTCCAAAACGTTATGATGTACTTTCGCTCGATGATGTTTTCAAGTCCCGAATACATAGCGGTTTCACACTCGATTTTTTCTTCAAGCGTGATCGGCAGTGTGGTGATCTCAAACTTTGATTTGTGATTGTCTATTGTCACACGGTGCAGGTCGTTGTTTCCGTCACGATATGCCTGAGCTTCGGTTCGCTGATTCGGCGTAAAGACGGGATTCTGCGCAAGGTACTTGTGCGGAAAAATCGTATTCCCGAATTTTAATAAATAGCCTTGGAAATTGCTCATCTATACACCCCCTACGCAAGCTGACTGACACCGCCATGTCGGCGTTTTTGTGCGTCGTTTTCTTCTTTAACCGCACGGAAAACTTCTTTGCGGTCAATCTGAATGACAATATCACCGCTGCCACTGCCGAGTATTCCCGACTCCGCCAGTGCTTCAAGAAAAGCCTGCTTCATGGCGGGTATCGGGGACACGATCTCCGGGTCACGCTTGTTGTCGCCAAGAATTGCGGCAAACTCGCCGTAGTTTGCAGGGATAACTGTGCCTGTGGCGAGGCGGGGGATCTTTGGAGGTTCGCTTGGAAGAGAAAAATTCCAATCCAAACCGAATATATCGCCTATTGCTCCGGCAATATTCCCCACTGTATCAACGATACCTTTTACAACTGTGTAAATGGCTCCCCACACAAGATTCAGCCCGTCAACAAGTAGATTAATGATAAATTTCAGCGTTCCTATAATAGCAGTAACCAAGCCTTCGGCAATAGTTTCTATTGCCTCAAATGCTTTCTCTATATCGCCGCTGAACACTCCCGTTATAAAGTCGATTACACCCTGCAGAATTTTCACTATTCCGCTGATTAAATCGACTATCCAACCGATACAATCTGTAACAATGTCTACAATGGTCGTTGTTACGATAGACAATCCGGGAGCAAGCTTTTCTATCAGCCAATCTATCACAGGTTTTATTATGTTATCCCAAAGTACCGAAATACACTCTCCGATACTGCTGAAAAGACTAAGTAGATTCTCCCAAAGCGGCGATAAATGTTCTTCCCAAAGCTTCTGTACATTTTCTATCAGACTACTGATAATTGGCTGTATAAAGCTGTTCCATACTTCAAGGACAATGCTTTGGACATCATAAAGCACACCTATAATTTTTTCATAAACATCTGCTCCGGAATTATCCCACCACTCGGTTAATGTAGTCCCTATATCTTCAAGGATCATTCCGATGGTAGTGCTGACACCTGCTATATCTGAGTTTATACCGTCAAAAAATTCTCCTATTAAACTTGAATTATCTATCGTCCACTGCTCGAAGCTACCGCTTGATATATCGAACATATCTGTAAAGACATCAGCAAACGACAACGAGAAGATACTTACTCCGCCGAGTAAGTCGGTATAGCTTTGCGAAAGCTCTTCTCCCATTCTGTCTTTACTTTTTGAAGCTTCGTCTAATATGTTAACGATTCCGTTTCTTGTCTGGACAGCAGTATTAGAAAGATTAGTCCTGATCCTGCCGGAATACTTATCTATGCTGCCGGAGTATTCGGAAAGAAAGCCTTCTATACCTCTTGAAACAACACCAACAGATTTACTTACATTATCGGTAACAGCTTGTGAAATCGGTTCAAAAAACTTTATTGCCTCTTGTGTTTTTGTTTTTATAAATTCAATTTTATTCTTTAACGTTCCTACAAACTTGTCCGCTGATTTTTCAAAATCGCTTGTGTCAAGTGCAATAGAGGTTTCAACGGTTTGAGGTATATCGGAAAGTAAATTTACGCTTTCCATACTACTGCTGTTACTATCGCTGTTTTGCTGTAAAACATTCAACTCGTCAAATGCCGCAAGACTGCCTTTGTTAGCCTTTTCCGCTTCTTTTGCGCTCTCTGCGATATTCGCAAAGTTATCTGCAGTACCCGCCGATGTATCGTCCATTTCTGCCGTACTGTCCGCCGCTCCGCCCATGCTCCTATCATCGGCAATGCCAAACAGCTCTTTGATACCCTTTGACGCTTCTGAAAACACTTCGTTGAGCTTTTTTACGATCACATCAAGCTGTACTATGATCGGGTATGCAATTTCGGTAAGGAATTTTCCCATCGTTTCTTTGAGGTCGCCGAAGTCGTTTGACAGCTGCTTTACCTTACCTGTCGGAGTGTCTGCAAGAGCTTTGTTTACACCCGATACGCTCTCCTCAACAACTGCCGCAAGAGTAGCCACTCTCTGCTCCTCTGTACCGTATTTAAGCAGCTGCTCCTGAGCTTCGTCAAATTTGTAACCGTATCGGGATAGCGCCGAGGTCTGCCCCTGCAGCACCTTACCGAGCATTGTGGCGATGGTTACCGCACTGTCGGTACTCGCTGAGAAACCGTACTGCTGGGCGATCATATCATTGAGTACGGGCAGCATCTTTTTTATGCTGTCGACACTGCCGACATACGTTGCAAGCTCCTGTGCGCCTGCAAGCTGTACCTCATCTCCGACTACGCCTGTTTCCTGCAATGCGCTTGCAAGGTCTTTAACGGACTGTATCTGTTCCTTTGTTGCAGATGTGGAGTTCTTCATGGTCGCGCCGAGACGCGCTTCGGCTTCGATTTGCACCTGATAAGCCGCCGTTATCTGCTTAAAGCTTGATATCGCTCTATCGACAAGGCTCTTAATGTCTGCGGCAAAATTTGCAACACCCTTGCCTATGCTTTTGATACCTTTTGTAAATCCGTTTTGGTCAATTTTTGTATCAAAAATCAGATTTCCATCTGCCATTGTTTCACCCCCTCTACGTTATCGTTTTCAAGAACTCCTCTGTTTCTTCTATCGCTTTGCGTTCTTCATCGGTGTGGATAATTATCATCTCTTTATGTTTACGAAGAAAATCTCTTTCCCATTTTTCGAGCTTTTTGCCCTCGGCTCGCTTGTGTCTGATGTTTAGCACGGTCGAAAAAAGTCCCTCGCCTATCTCGCCGAAATACCCTAAGAACGTCCACCAGTGCAAATATGGTACTGCCCTTATCTCGCAGCCTGCGGCTTTGTTTACGGCGGGGAATATGATCCCCTCGTCGTGCTTGTAGTCGATCAATTTGACCTTTGCAGGCTCTGATTTCGGCATATCGCCGCCGTCGCAAAACCAGTAGGCTTTTTTTACGGCATCGAAAAACAGTTTGTCGGGTATCTCGTCGATATAAACGCTTTTGACTGTGATATATGCTTTTTCCAGGTCGGAAAGCTCTCCGCTTTGCAAAACCTCAAAAAGATTGAGTATCACACGATAGTCGGAGTTGATCTTGTAACAGTGTCCACCTACTTCAAGCGATTCAGGGAGTACACCTATCACTGGACAACACCCTTTATTTTATCGACATATTTGTCAAGCTTGCCCGTATCTACCATATCGGATATATGCTTATCCTGATTTTTTATAGCCTGCTCCATGTCTCTTTTGATAACGGGCAGGATAGCAGCAAAAAATGTTTCAAAGACGCATTCGCCCTTATCGTTTACGGGTGTCAGGCAATTCAAGTTGCCGAAAACAGCCTTTGACGTTCCCTCCCCAAAGGCAAAATCAATCTTGCTCTTAACAAGATCGTCAAACTTTTCGTATACTTCGGGCAGCGTCGTATCACTTTTGATACTGTTCTTGAAATCGTCAATATCACGCAATGCTGTTTCCATACGTTTCCTAAGATTCGGGTCTGCAAGGTTTACTCTGATAACATTGTTTTCGTCGCCGTTTATGGTGTATGTTTTGTATCCCGTGTCAAAATTAATCGACTGCATATATTTACTCCTCCCAAAACGAAAGGACGGAAAAATCCGCCCTTATTATGTAGATTTTGTGAATGATGGTACTTTGTCTGTAATAGTTGCCGTACCCTGTACTCTGTTTCCGTCAAAATGCACGTTGTACGGTATGGAAATACCGCCCTGAGGTCCGCCGTAAGACTGAGGCTTGATCACAGCGTCCTCCTGCCATGCGTCAAACGCTCCCTCCGCTTTATCGACAAGGACTTCAAGTATCTTTGTTCTGCAAGCATCACCAGTCAAGCGGTTCATAGCTATGTTTTTGATCTTCGTGTAAAACTCTCCGTCCGAGGGATTAGCGTAGTATGTATCAACGGAAATGCTCGGCTCGTAGCCGTTGTCATTTACAGTTGTTTCGTCAAGTATGTTTTTCTTCGATTCGACGTCGGGATTAAGCTCTATGCTCATATCCTCGACATCTTTACCGACAAGATACCAGCTCGGCGTACTGCCGCCGAATGTCGTGTCGATATAAAAAAGATGGGCAGATCTTTTGAGCTTGCCCGTGGTTGCTGTTGGCATATTTCATCTCTCCTTACATTTCTACCGTGTATTGTACTTCGATTTGGAGCTGATACCTCAGCCCTACTGCCTTGTTATTTAGCGGCACTTCGTAAAGCTTGCCGCCTGAAACACCGATTCTTATGATCTCGCCTGTGTACTCCGTTTCGTCAATGTTTGTTGTAATGCGAATACCTTCCTGCTTTGACAGCCATACCGAAAGCTCTGTGAGCGTCTGACTGTTTGACATCCTCTCAAAGTCGTTTATACCGCTGAAGGTCGAATACAGCATAAAGCTGTGCTGCCGTGTCTGATTGCCGAGAACGTCCTCAAAAACAAGGCTGTCACCGACAGACGAAAGTCCGTAGCTGGTCGGTTCGGTGTCTGTAAAATCAACGTTAATATTGTTGCATACAAGCGAAATTTTAGGGAACTGCATTAACAGCTCCCTCGTTTTTTCTATGATATTAATTGCCCTCACCTGCCGTTAAGAATTTTTTGCGCGCCTTTGAGTATTTCTTCTTTGTACCGCTGCTTCATTACCTCGAACCACAGTCGTTTGCCGTTCGGGTTGCCGCTCCGCTTGTGGTTTACATCATCGTAATAAGCGTGCTTTGCAAACGGTGCTGTGTAAATGATAAGCCCGGGTTCTTTTATCTCTGCGCTGTCTCTGAGCTTGCCCGAATTCTCATACTTCGGTTTTCCAACAGGCACAAATTCTTCCATCTTTTCAAGGCAGGCTTCGTCAACAAAGCTCTGAGCTTTTTCGATCACTTTTTTCTTGCTTTTTAACGGATTTCCGTTCCAGACAAGCGTTAATTTCATTTTTCTCACCTCATCCCGACGTAATGATATAGTCGGGGAGCGTACCGTATAGTTTTTCTTTTACATCGGTTACAACTGCATAATCGCACATCTGCCTGAATTGCTTCATGCTCTCCGATACTGTCTGCTGTGTCGATGTATCGAACACAAAATCAATATCCGACGGTACAACAATATCACCGAGCTGCGGCTTGTAAGTGTCGGTTCGGAGCTTATCGGCATATATCTGCAGCGTCATTGATCCGCTTACCGCCATACCGTCGAGCATGACCTGCTCTCCTCTGCCATCGTGGATAAACACATCTTTAATCAGATGTCTTGTGTATGTATCCTTTTCGTAAATCGTGCAATTGCCCGTAATATCAAGCTTTTGCACAATCACTTGTTTGTGCCAGAAAAGCGGTATGTTTTCTTCTATGCCCTGCAGCGGGATTCCGACGGTGCGAAATTTCTTCCCGAAGAACTCAACAACACGATTTACCCAGTCGTGGGAGTCGCCCTTTGGAATTGCAAGGGTGTAGCTCTCTAATGCTCCGCTGTTATTTGGCAGATCGACAACTCCGGCGCTTGCGGGATTGCCCACAAGGACATTACTCACCGTTTCGGCTGTATCACCCGAATAAAGCAATATATCAATCCCCTTGATCAGCTGTATCATCGAAATACACCTCCATACCGCCGTAACGCTGTCTTAATATACCGAGATCTTTTAGCTCGTTTCGGAGATAATACAAGCTCTGCCCCGCATTTAAGTACGTCATGGATACAGAGTACCCCAAAGCTGTCTGACTTGTTTGCGAGGCTGTCGTGTCGTTTTTATACGACTCTATCGCCCGCCTTACACAGTTGGCGACGGTTTCTCTGACAACAAGCAAATAGTCCTCGTCTTTAACAAGCTCGTCTAAATCCTTGCCGTATCGCTTTGCCGTAAGTCTGAGCTTTGCAGAGGCTGCGGCGAGCAGACTTTCCGCCTGCTCACGCTCCTGCGCCGTTAATGCCGAGTTAAAGAGCCTTAGATCCTCTACGGACGCATAATTCACAGCCACTCATATCACTCCCCGGCTTTTACAAAAGCAAATGCTGCCGTATCAAGGATACCCCAGCCGATGTACATCTCACCTCTGAGGTATATCTGGTTATGTCCCTTAAGGTCGCCGAGTGTAGCGTCATTGTCGGGATTACCGTACTCGATAATCTCTATCGGGATCTCTTTTGCATAGCCCCAACGGAACGCATTTGTAAAGTCGCCGACAAGCGCTCTGTCAAGCGACGAATTCGCCGAAAGGTTAGATGTTACCTCGGTACGCAGTCCGTTGATACTGCCCGGATTGTTGCCCCATGCAAGCTCGGGATACAGCTTTGCGCCGTCATTGGTCGTCTGTGCAGCAAGTCCCGCACGGAAAGCAGGCGCCATTATCAGACCGGTGACATCACGCTCGGCATTCTGCACAGCGGCGATTGCGCTCTCGATGTTTGCGTCAGGCTTATCTCCCGAAGCGATAGTGATAACGTTTGACCCTGTAATCGCACTGTCAAAGTTGTTCGTGCCGATTATAGCGGACGCTGTCGCCGTTCTCGGGTTGATACCGTGCATTGTCATAAGGTCAAGACCCTTTGCAGCCTTGCGTGCGAAGCCCTCCGAGAACGCTTTGAGATAGTTCATTTGTGTTTCCTCGGACGCATACCTGAACTCGTCGGAAATTCGGCAGCCATACTCGATCTTTAAGGGAACGATCGTCCTTGTCCCGATAGTTGCTCCGCCGACGCCCTTTGCGCCGTTTTCCGCAACGATGTCAACCTCTTTATCGAGTGTAAATGTAAATTCCTTCGTGCCGTTGAACGGGATAGGCTGCGAACCGCACAGGTTAGCGATTGCCGACGCTCCTCTCGTCTGCTGGATAAAATCGGGGATCAGCTCCTCCGGAAACAGATTACCTTTTGATAAAATACTACCCATATTTATACATCTCCTTATTCGTTATTTGCAAGCTTAGCCGTGAATGCTCTGAGTGCAGCTGTTTTGCTGTCCGACGGTGCGTCTTCGGAGCTTTTCAAAGGCGCAGTTCTGCCGCTGCTTATAAACTTAGACAGCGTTTCTGCGTCTTTTCTGATCTCTTCCTCGGTGTTGCCCGACAGTCTGCCTGCAAGCTCATACGGTATTCCTGTTTCATGGGCGATCCTCGTTTTTACCGAGCCGGTCTCGTAACCCTTTATCTTAGCCTGCAGATCGGCAAGCTTCGAATCATAATCGGAATACTTTTTCGCATTCTCTTCGGCTTCTTTTGTCATTGTGCCAAGCGTTGATTCATACTCGGCTGCTTTCTTTTTCAGCTCGTCGTAGTCCGCATATTTCTTTGAGATAGTTTCACGCTCTCTGCGTAACCTCTCCGAAATAGCAGCGTCGAACTTTTCCTGTGTGTCTATTATTTCAAATGCCATTTACGTCATCTCCCATTTTCCCTTGGTATAGGTATTTTTATATAAACAAAAAATCAGTAGCTGACCTTTTGCTTCTTGCGTTCCTTAGCGTTAGCACAAGCCCAGTGAGCGAGCGTTAAGCTCTCTAACAGCGAAATGTCCGCACCCTCTAAAATAGAGTTGTAGCCGAATCCTCCGCCCGTTCCTATCGCCCTGTGTTCGCTGTTTGATACTGCCTGTTCAAGCGCAGGCTGTGAGGCGTGAGAGATATTCCCCGCAAAGAAATTCTGCTCAAATTGTGCGTTAGCCTCTATAACCTGAAACACCTTCGGCAATGTGACCTTACACTTTATGTTAGCGTTCTTTATGTCCGCTTCAAGCAGTGACTGCCCGTTTGCGCCATCACACACGACGTGATCGCACCGAGGATTTCTCAGATACTCGATTATCCAGCCGTTGCCGTCACGAACGCTTCGGCAGTCAATAGCTTCAACAAAGATTTTCTCCCCTGTTTTTACAGCAACAGACAACGAAACACTGTCACGCACCCTTGCATACTTTACGCCGAAATACAGCTTTGTATCTGATGAAAGTACGGGTCGCTGTTTTATCTCTGTTTCCTGCCATTCTTTGCGGCTGATAGCCGATTTTTGATTATATCTCAACCACAATCCCAGACGCTGGATATTATCGTCCGTCTGAGCTGTAACGGGATCGCCCAACTCCGAACGAATAGTTCTCTCGGACAGGATAGTTCCCAAAGACGGGTTAGTTTCATACCACAGATCGACATTATGAGCGTCCGTCATATTGGGTACGCTCCATTCCGCCCAGCCTGCGTCCTCATTACTGCCGCTTAAAGTATCCTTGCGAAAATTCAGGAACACCGTACCGCTCGACACTGCTGTCGGCGGAGTTCCGCACATAAGAGTCTGCGGGTTCCGGCTGTCGGTAACGACGTACTTCAAAGCTGACTCCTGATCGGATGTGTATTCCTGAGCCTCGTCGATGATAAGCAGGTCGTAGCCCTCGCCCAAGCCGCCTTTTGATGATCGTGTGCGGAAATTGATTACTCCGTCACCCGACAGCCACTCGATACGTTCAAGTCCGAACTGCTTTGTGGTTTTAAAGTCCTCTTTTTCGTTGTAGCCCATCTTTGACAGACGTTCGATGACCTTCTCCCATGTGGAATGAGATGTCGTCGTTCTGTGAGCCGTGTGTAATACTCTCTCGCCGTGGATAAGTCCCCAGCACTCACGAATTATGAGAAGCTCGGATTTACCGTTTCGCCGTGGTACCGAGTAGCCGAATTTCATGTGCGTCCACAGTCCGTCGGAATTGGTCGCCATGATGTCATACATCATAAGCTCCTGCCACTCCTGTGCAGTTCTGCCCGAGCTGTTGTAAAGTGTGATCGCTTCGCCGCCCTTTGTTTCATCGTACGGCAGTATTACGGAAGTAGTCGGGGTTTGACGTCCGATTTTTTTATCGTCCATATGTCCCCCTTTCTATCCGTCAGACTTCTGCCCAGTCTGTACCGTATTTATCTATGATATTTTTAAAATCCTCCAAATCATGAGGTACAAGATAATATATAGCCTCACCGTCCTTGTACTCAACTCCTATGTGCATAAGCTCATGCTCGATGAGTATCTTTATTTGAGTATCTGTAAAGTTTTCAACATTCGGCTCATAGATAACAATAAAGAAGTCATACGGATTGAATACTTTATTTATCTCCGTAACCTTGATACATTCTCCGAATGTGACTTTATTCTTGCTCCTTTTCGGCTTTGTACAGCTTAAAAAAGCAACCCTGACGTCTGCGCCTTTAAGGTGTTCAAAGTCAGGATTGCTGTTAATGATGTCTAAGCCGATTTGCGTGTATGCTTCGGATTGTGTGTAATGCTGCATTGGGTCACCTCCCCGTTTAATTCGTAATGCGGAATGCGTAATTGTTTTTAAGGTAATACATTATTCATTGTTTCACCTCCCCTTGACTTCTTTTATCTTCCCCCGGACTTCTACATCGTCGGGCAGGAAATAATACACAGCTTCATTCTGCGGTATTTTTGCCCCTATTCCTCGTTCCTGCGGTGTTTTCCACACAGCGTGAACATCTTGTTTTACTATGCCTTTTATAGAAATCACCTCCGAAAGGGTATAAAAATACCGCCTGCTCTTGCGAGTGGGCGGTTATTTTTGATTTTTTTCTTTTTGCTCAAAACGAATTCCATTGTTACACTCGTTACGTTGTTTTAGATTGCTATAATCAAAATTCATAGGATGCCCTTCTGGGAAAGCTTCACAACATATAAGCCATCCATCTTTTAATGGTAATATATGCTTACACTCTGCACAATCAATTACACAAATCATTTGTATTTCCTCCCCATGTATTTATTATAAAACTCTTCTAATTCTCTTGAAACAGGTGTTTCTCTTGAACGTAGGACTTCCAATTCTGCTAAACACTCAGCTCCATCATCTCGAGCAATTTTACTAACACCATCAAGATGTATTTTCCCTAATTCATCATACAGTGCCGCTATTTCGCCTAAAGATTTACCCTTAATAGAAATTGCGTGTCCACTCTCATGTATTACTGCTTCTTGCAACGAATTAACAACAGTATTGTTACTATTGGCAAAAATATCATCTATTTCTTGCAAGGTTTTTCCTGAAAGAAAATCAGCGTTGATATTTAGCCTTAATAAACCATTTGGCATTGGCTCTATCTGTAAAACGGCAGTACCATGTGTTGATGTAGTTGTAACATCTGTAGAAATTTCACTAATTACAAATCCACCTTTGTTTTCACACTGACTCATAGTGGATATAATAACATTACTTACTTCCTGTTGAATGTTTTTACCGTATGTAACAAGCTCATAATCATCAACATCTATTGATTTAATTATACCACTTCTAGCCGAATTTGCAACCCCATTCAAAATATTATTCTGTAAAATCTCCGCTTGCTCTTTTGTGAACCTTGTCGGTTTCGGTGCGTTCTTCAAAATCTCCTGCCGCTGTTCGGGTGTGAGTGCATACCTCTTTTTCGTATGCACATTCTCCCTGTACTTGTCCGTTATGTATTCGACAGTGCAGGTGCAGTTGTCGTGCTTTGCAAACACCTCTTCGGGTGCGTCCTCGTATATGTACCGCCCTGCAAGGCTTGCGCACCAGTCGCAGCACTTGCCGTTTGTCTGCCGCACAAGATATGTTTTTAAACCTGCTTCATCTCGGAATTCTGCGTTTTCCTCGACAAAATCATCGTAAAAGCTCTCCGTCACATTCCTGACGGGTGAATCCAACCGCCGCTTTATCGTGCCGCTGTCGGCTGTCTGATCTGCGGCGGCGTTTACTATCTTGTGTACTCTGTCCTCGGGAAATGCCGCTTGCTGTGGGGCAAGATGAATGCTTAGTTTGTTATCCGTCTGCTCCTGCGCCGCCTGCGCTGCCATGTTTACAAGGTCGTAATTGTCTTTGAGCGTTGACCGTAAGATCGTATCGGCGATATTATAATAAAGCTGTCCGTCGGGAAGCTTGTCGGGCGTCACGTTTTTTGCAATAGCCTCAGATAATGCCGCTCCGCACTCCTTCGAGAACATCGCTGCGTCATGCATTGTGCCTTTACCGTCCTGTATGCGTTTGAGTATCTTTGCAAGCCTGCTGTCTTTATTCCCCAACTCTTTCCGAAAATCAACTCTTACCGCTTTGAGAAGTTCCTCCCCGATATCAACATCAGCCATTGTCGCCCTCCATACCCGTAAGCCTGCGGATATTGTCCGCTCCGAGATAGTCGGGCACTGCCTGATTTATCTTGATAATAGCGTCGCCTAAAGCTCCTAACGCTGCGCTGTCAGGCTCGAATATCGGCTGCCATGTCGGAAGCGTTTTACAGAACGCCTTCCGCTCGTATGCGATATTGTCACGAACACAAGCCGAGAGATAGCCAACATTTAACAGACCGCTCCCGAACGTCCGCTGTGCTTTTCGTGCGGTCAGACGCAAATTCTCGTGGCTTGCTTTGATAGCCTCGGCAGACATCGGATTGTTTGTCGTAAAGCCCAGATCGTCAAGCGTCAGCCCCGTTTCTGCTGCAAAAAGGCTCGCTATGCTTTTAAGCTGCTCGATGTACGGCGACATACTCTGCTGCGAGAACTGCCCGACTGTGGGCTTGTCGTTGTCGCTGTCCTTGTCTATCCTCAAAAAGCTCGACATAGCCGCAAGGCGGTTGTTAAACTCTGCGTCCTCACTCATGCCGAGAACATATTTTTGAGGAAATGAATAAAACTCTGCCGATACCTCGGAACGCTTGAGAGTCCGCAAAGCTGTCTGCGTAAGGTTCATGCACGCTCGTGTTATCCTGCTGTGACCGAACGGACGGACAGCGTCGGGACGGTAAATTATCGGCACTAACAAAGCGTACGGGGCAGGGTTTTTGATAATCTCGGGTGATTTCATGCCTTTATAATAAAATTCCGTCTGTTCCTTGGTGAAGTATGCTTCGAGCGTCGGCGAGCTGTCTTCGTCACGCTCCAAAACCGCATACCCCTCATTAAGCATATTTGTGATAGGGTCGATTATGCCCGTTGCGTTGCCGCCGTCTATGACCTGCAGACGAGGGTAACCCGTATCGTCTGCCGAGATATAAATAAAGCTGCACGATGAGATCATGGCGGACAAAATCGAGCTGTCTACGAAAATATCACGGTTATTGAAGTCAAAAATCTCACCGATAAGGAAATCATCATGTTCAAATCTATCGAATATAACCCTGTCCGCAAGAGTATCAACAGCCTTTGAACACCAACCGACAACTTCCTTTAATCCTTGAAATTTCTCAGGAATAAGCGGGCTGAAGTCCCTGATAAGATTTTTCATTTCGTAATATTCATATCTTAACCGTACCCTTGTACGCTTTTGATTTAGCTTGCGTCTTAGGTAATCAATCCCTTTGTAATCCATGGTTCACCTCTTCTTAATTGCCGCAGCCGCTCGGCTGTGCGAGAAATATAAGCATTGACCGCCGTTGTAGGTCTCTCTTATTTTGTTTAGGGGTACTCCCCCCCTATACCGTCCGCCAGTCATACGACTGCGGCAGGTTGCGATTTGACACGAGCCTGGTGTCGTTGTCGAACACCTGCTTCTCGATCAGCTTATCCGACTTTTGTCTGTTACACGTCCAGTGCGCAAGCTGCAGGTTTGCCATATCTGACGGATGACCGCCCTTTGCAACGGGTATGATATGATCTATGCACGGCGACAGCGGATGCGGATATTTGAATGAAAAATCAACAGGCTTACCGCATATACCGCATATAGTCTGTGTCTGATAGATTATTTTTTTGTTAGTGCGGAACTGAGCCTGATGTGTGCCGCTCCTGTCCGGGCGCTTAACCGGCATTAACTCACCTCTTTTTTATACAACAAAACCGCCCCGTTAGACCATCGGAGCGGGCGGACAGTGTCCGCTGACATTACGCACACATACATATTTCAGTATCGGCTTTACTGCCTGCGAATCACTTTTGAAAATGAATGAGACAAAATCAAAGTAGACTTTGGTACGGATGGTCGGACTTGAACCGACAGCTCACCCCGTTGTGAATCCGCATATATCGGGGCTGCATGGCAACAGCCCCGAAAGGAAAGGAGGTACTATGCAACGAAGACCTGCTCATACTCTGATTTAATCGACAGTGTGTGACAGGCGGGCGGCGAGCCGCCGCTCACATTATGCGTTGTTTATCGAAAGTAGCGCGTGGCGCAGTCAATGCCGCCTCGCTCTGCCCTGTCTCTACATTTTACAGTGTATCAGATTGATTTAGTGAAATTCAATGAAATCGAGTGAAATAAAGTGAAATGTTTCAAAGCTCTTCCATGAATATTAAGTGTTTGTCGTACAGTGTACCCCACTATCTCTGCTATCTCCTCCCATGATCTCCCGTTGATATACCTCTCCGTAAGCACAGCCTTTTCGGCGGGGTCTGACAGCTGCTCTATCTTTGCGTGTATCTCGGCTATCATATCGACAAGCTCGGCGATCTCTTTATCTATCTCCGCCTGTAAATCGATTATCTTGTCCACAGTCTGCATTGATGTGTTGCCCTTGCTTGCCGCTACCCTGTCGCCCATTGTCGGTGATGATAACCCCTCTGCAAGCTCCCAAAGCCGCTCCTGCTCAGCTCGCTTTGTATGTATAAGCATATCCAAATCCCGAGCCTGCCTGAGATACCGCTTCACCGCTTTGATTTCTGCTTTTTCGTCCATCTCTCGTCCTCCTCTTTCCTAAGCCGCTTTATAAGTTTGATGCCGTCTATGTTATCGTTCGTCAGCGTCCGAAACCACTCCGAACGGAAAAAACTCTCGCAGTTATACACCCTGCTCCATGCCTCTCGGGAGTAAGTCCCTTGTGCGTGTTTTGTCGCTCTGTAAGCCGTCCGCCAATCTCTTGCAGCTTGTAAGACGATAGCGCGTGCGAGGTTTTCGTATGGGTCTTCGCTATAACACACTTTTTCCACCATCATTTCAGCCACCCGTGTTCTTTCGCTGCCATGTACCGCCCGTATGTATAGTTCGTGCCGTGCTTCTTGTTGTACTCTTCGATTTCTATCACTGTTTCCGAGAGCTTGTCTTTCGCCTCCCGCTTGGGCTTTCTTCCTCGACTTTGGCGGTAGTAACGGTCTTTTTCTCTGCATTCCCGGCACGTCTTATACGGATAGTCCCCGAAAGGGATCATAATCTGATTGCCGCAGACCGAGCAGATTTTCTTGGTCATTTATATCACCCTCTCTAAAATCGTTTTAAATCGTCTGTAAGACGTTTTCGTATCTCGGCTTGTAATTTATCAAATGTTCGTTCTTCGTTTGTTTTAGACCCATTAGCGGCGATTTCCGAGGGACTCTCGTGCGTTCGTTGATTCCACGCTCGAACAGCCTTCTCGTCGTTTTCGCACAATCCTGTAGACGCTCCGCATCCTCCCTTTCGTGCTGCACAACATACAACAATGTGTATTACGTCATAGTCTGGGTCTGGATCATTCCACATTGCTTCGTTTTGATCCATAATCGTTGGCGCTACTCTACTACCACAAAACGGACACGGCTTCAATTTTACTTCGCTCATTTTCTCACTCTCCTCACATTAATTCAGGATTGTCGTAAATGTTGCCGATGACTTCGCATTCATCCGCAGTACATCCGTAATGATTAAACGGGTGATAACCAGTACAATCTTCCCATTCAACTAATAAAAGATATTTACCACACTTTATTATATCCCCTTCAAAAATCTTCACGCCGTTCTCATCTTTCAAGCCTGTGTATTGTCCTATGGTATCAGGATCACACACGTACCCGACCATTCCAAAATCAGTATTGCGAACGATAAGGGCTTTGTCGTTATCTTCTCCATAGAACCCTTCAAGCCATCGTTCGTGGTATATGCCGACTTCAACGCATTTTCCTCTGAATAAAATCTCTCTCATTCAGTTTCTCCTTCCATCTTCGCACCGCAGTGTGGGCAATATTTCATTCCATTCTCCTGCGGAGTGCCGTCAATGGTGACCCACGGCGCCTCGCACCTTGAACAAATATAATAAACTTCTCCGTCATACTCATCGTTCGCTATCCACCGCCCTGTTTTCTGTACCATGATCGCTACATTTACAGGGCGCAACTGAGCCACAATCCTTGACGCCCTTTCATACGCTTCTTTTGATGCCGGGAGTTCATGCGTTTCCGCCTCGTGCTTGATAAGCATATACGCTTCGTATTGATCGATATATCGTTCACCCATTCTCATCTTCCTTTCTCATCTTCTTCAACCCACGCTTCATTATCAAGCTGTTTACCTCTGAATAAAATCTCTCTCATTCCTTTTCTCCTTCCCTCACAAGGTCCATTGCAAGTATATAATCCGCCGATACGTTGTAATGTTTTGCTATTGCGATAACTGCACGAATATTTGGTAATCTTATCTGGTTTTCGTACCGGCAAATCTCTACTTGTGTAACGCCAACCGCTTTTCCTAATTTTTTCTGCGTTTCCCCTGATTCTATTCTTAATTTCTTAATACGTGATCCGATAACATCACTACTCATTGCTTGTTTTCCTCCTGTTAACGGGCACTCCCTTACTTCTACTCTTTCGATCATACTTTTCATTCTTCCATCTTTTTCATTTTTTTATTGATCCTCTGTTTCAGTCCCGGTTCGCGCTTCAGCAGTTCGATAGCTTTAAGCGCATTTTCAAGGATCTGATCTTTTGTTTTTGCCTTGTACATCGCCGTTACATACTGCTCTGCCTGTATCCTGCTGTCGTCCAGCTGTCGGCACAAAGCATAGTGTTCATTTGCCTTCGCTTTTTCCTCGCTGTATGTGTCGAGCAGCTCGCTTTGTTTTGCCTGACACAGCTCCGCACTCCAACCCTTGTGACGGTTCATGTATCCGAGCTTGGCGAGCCGGCTAAAGTATTTGTATTCCTCGGGCGGAAAGTCACTGTAATCAAGCACTCCGTCTATCGCCTGATCTTCAAGCTGTGAAAACACAGCAGGATCATCAAATTTTATTATTTTCATAAACACCTCCTGCGAGGGTTGCGAGGGTTTCGACACTTTTTCAAGAGTCCTATATATATATTATATTTTCTTTTTTTCTATACGAAAGGTTAAGAAAACCCTCAAACCCTCGCAACTATCGCAATACAGCCGTTACATTTCCGTATACAAAGATAGACCGTTATAAAAAATGGTTCTGCCTTTTACCTTATCAAATCTTTTCGCCATTTCCAGTCCGAACTTAGTTGCGCTCATACGATACTCGTTGTTTTCCTCTGCCCAGCTTGCATATGCAGCATACAGCGTACTTGACTGCACACTCCCCGAAAGCTGACATCTGTCCTCTATAAATGCCGATATTACATCCATCTCCCGTCTGTACTCCTTGACGCTGTCAAGTACGGCTCTCGGCATTTTCAGCCCCTCACTCTGCCACAGCAGACAGCCGTCAACGCACCATTTAAAGATTCCCGTCATCTCGGCTTTTAGCTTGTGTTTCAGGTTCTTGTCGACCTTCTCCTCGGGGATCTGCACCGTGAACGGTATCATGTGGATTCTTCGCCATATTCCTGTGTCAGTACCTCTTATAATAGGCTTGTGGTTTGTTGCCATCCAGAGCTTGAACTCCGGCTTGAATTCAAATTCTTCCGAATAGAGCTTTCTCGCCGTCACAGGGTCGTCTCCCGTAAGCTGTTTAAGCAGTCCTTCGTTTATTCGTACACCCTCGTTCGGCTCAACTGAGGTCACAAGCCTTGCTCCCTTGAGACGTGCAATGTCGCTGTTGATAGCGCTGCCGGTGTTGCTTTTTACCATGATCGTCTCGGGCTGTATGTTCGCCGCATAGTCGCCAAATACGTCGCGGATAACATCGAGGAAGGTCGATTTACCGTTCCTGCCCGTACCGTACAAAAAGAACACGCACTGCTCAGCTATCGATCCTGTGAGAGTATAGCCGACAGCTTTTTGTATGTATCTTATCAGATCTTTATCGCCGTCAAAAATATCGCTTAAAAATTCATGCCACTTCGGGCAGTCTGCATTAGCGGAATAGTCAACATTAGTGATCTTTGTCAGGTAATATTCAGGCTTATGCTCCTTGAGTTCCCCGCTTTTAAGGCTTAAAACTCCGCTCGGAGTATTGAGAGCCATTTTGTATCTGTCAAGCTGAAAGGGCAGTATCGGTACATGGTGGCGAGCCATTTCAAGCATTGCTTTTCTGCTTTTGTTTGATCGGCTCGCTTTCATGTGTTTTTGAAACGCTTTCGCCATGTCGCCGTCCTCGCCGTCTGATTCTATGTAGCGTTTTGCTTCGTCCTTCATCGCTTCGACCGAGTGATCCGCCAACCGCTCGACAGTTCCGTCGGCATCAATACACCATTTTTGAGAATTGTAGTAATACCATTTTTTGTCGGTATAGCTGTATCTGATGTTTTCGCCGAACATATTTACAAACCGCTGCGCATTACCCATATCGTCCATGGAGTAATTCGGCTGTGCTTGACTTATTTCGCCCGGCTCTCCGCTTTTGATTGTAAGCGAGTATCCGTCTCCGGCACTGTTGCCCGGGCTATATGACTGCGTGCAGCCTGCGATCGCCTTCCGGATGGTGTTAGCTCCGTAGGTGTTCGCACCGTGCCTTTCGTCCCACTTGTCACGCATCAAGCCTGACTGCCTGAAAACAGCGTCCATCTTATCTGCGTCGCACCCTGTCCAAAATGCAAGCATATTACACAATGCCATATCGCCTTCCGAAGCAGAGGTATAGTCACTCCAATCTCCGCCGTAAAGCCGCCTGAACTTGTCACCGTTTTTTGCATTCTCGGCGGCATTGATTATGTCGTTTACAGATGCAAGATTGACCTGATGAGCAATCCTCGGAGCGGGTTCTCTGCCCCCTCCGAGATATTTCGCATGGAGCGGCTTTATGCTGTCCGTACAGTCAGTGATCGCCTTGTACTGCGAGCAGGGGTTACCGCTCATCACAAAAAATCGTCCTGTCTCGTACATCTCAACAGGCTTTTTATGTCTTGCGCCTTTTGGCAGAGTCCCCCGGCAGATGATATGTATCCCGTTGCCGCTCTGAGAATATTCCGCATATGACTGCAGCTCATGCACGAACTCGGCGATCCTGTTATCGGCGCCGCCGTTTCGGTAATCCTCCAGATCCTCGGGCATATCGTCCAGATCGACGCCGAAGTAAGGGGAATTGCCGAACATGAAGCCGATACCTGCGAAATGCACCGAAGCGCTCACAGCCGTTTGAAAATCCGTCCATGTAGACGGATCGTTTGACTTGGCATACTCTCCCGTAACGGCATTGATCGGCTTTTTGCTTATTCCGCTGTGCGATCTCTCATCGGGGACTGCTTTCCAGCACACCCAGTTTTTAAGCTTTCTCAACTCTTCGGGGACAGCGTTGTATTTGTTGTTTGTTATTGTATTTTTAAAGCCCATTAAAAATACCCTCCTTTATAATATTTCCAAACGATAACCGTTTCACGTGTCCCCCAAAATAGAGAAAAAGTTGCATGCAACTATGCAACTTAAAACGGCAAATCATCATCGGTGCTGATGTCTGCCGCTGCTGTTGCAGGTGCAGAGAACTGCTGAGTACCTGCGGCAAATCCGTTGTTGGCTGCCGGCTGTTCCCTGTATATGTGCTTGCACTCCGGGTGCTTCGTCTTCATGATCGCTATGATCTTCTCCTGCGGATTCCCTCTGTAGGCGCGGTCATTGTCATACTCCATCCTGACACGTATGCACTTGTCGATAAGATCTTTACAAAACTCTTCGAACGTTTCGTAATTCTTTCCATCGGGAACACCTGCCTGCTGTGACAGCCACATCATCTGGGAAAACGGAAAATAATGTGTGTAGAAATCCTGCGTTGTCGGCGTTTTACGCTGAAAATACGAATGGAAAAGATAACCGTTCTTCGCAGGCTGATCCACATCGTTGCGAATCAGCAGCTTTAAGCTAAGACGGGACTTTGAAACGCCGTCCTTCGTGTAGCCATGTTCGTCGATCTGCTTGATGATAACCTCGTACTCGCCCTCGGGCTTGTTGTCAAAAGTATTTTCTCTTGCTTCCTTGTAGTTGTTTGAAAATCCCATAAATTAAACCTCCAGAATTATTTTTATTGCTTCCTCGGCGCTTCGGGCAATGCCTGCAATAGCGCCGTTTTTTCTTACTGTTTCCAAAAATTTTATTTGCCTTGCCGTCGGTATCCCTTTCGGGGACTTTACCTCGATAAATACGGCTTTCCCATCGTTTTTTCGAAAGCCGAACAAGTCGGAGAATCCGGGAGGAACTCCCGTGTTGAAATGCCGTCCGTCAACCGTTTTGCCGCTGCCTACGTTTATGCGGAACATTATCGCATATGGGCTGACTGCCGCTCTGATCTCGTTTTGTATATCGTGTTCCGTCATGCGATCATTCCTCTTTTCTTAGCTTGATAATATGCCCAGCCTTTTTTGTATCCGTGCTTCTCGGCATATTCCAACAGCTCGCCATAGCTTTGACACTGCTCGGGTCCCGTGTAGTCGAGCTTAAAGCCTGTTACTTTGATCAGCTCTGTTGTTTCCTCGACCTCGATTTTTCGTTCCTTAACAGGGAAAACATATCCGCAGTGAGGGCAGCGGCGGGATACAAAATCCTCGGTGGAAAAGGTGTAAAAGCATTCCGGACACTGTATGACTTTTTTTGACTGCTCCTTCTCCTGCTGTACTTTGTTTCTCTGCTTCTTTTCAAGTGACCATTCCCTGTCATCGTCGGGCATACCGTGTCTTGCGTAATTTCCCACATGGTCGATGATGACAGCCTTTTTATTCGGGCGAAACCGCATACAGCGCATTGACTGCTGTATAAACAAGGTCAGGCTGTGTGTGGGGCGGAGCAGGATCGCGCACTCGCAGTTCGGGACATCAAAGCCCTCGGAGATCAGATCGACATTACACAAGATCGTAATATCACCGTTTCTGAAATCGGCTATGATCTTATCACGCTCTGCCTTTGGCGTACTGCCGTCTATATGCTTTGCGGCAATTCCTGCGTTACAAAACGCTTCGGCTGTTTTCTCGGAATGGTTTATCGACGAGCAGTAACAGATCGCTTTTTTGCCGTTTGCAAGCTGCTTGTAATATCGGATAACATCTCCGAAAACCGCTTTTTTTATCATAGCTTTTTCAATGTCGGAAGTAACGTACTCCCCCATTTTTGTATGTAATCCCGTAAGGTCGGCTATATCGGGAGCATAGTAATCATAAGGCGCCAAGCAGTGATTGTCGATAAGCCACTTTGTGGAGACACCTATGATCAGCTTGTCATTTACGTCTCCCAAGCCGTCGCCGTTAAGCCTGATCGGTGTTGCGGTAACACCTACTCTCGGAACGTCGGGAAAATGCTCGTAAATACGTTTGTACGACTGTGCAAGGCTGTGATGGTTTTCGTCTGTGATGATAAGGGCGGGTTTTCTAAGCTTTTTTAATCTCCTCGTAAACGTCTGCACCATACCTATATCGCACAGATCCATAAGCACGCCCCACCTTACAAACGTTCGGAATATCTGATCGACAAGTTCTTTTCTATGTACAAGGAAAAGTACGCGCTTGCCGTTCCAGGTCGTCCTTCGGGCGATCTCGGCGACAATACAAGACTTACCGCCACCGCACCCGAGAACGATACAAGGAGCTTTGTAACCCTCTCTCCAAGCTGTGCGGACTTGTTCAACAAGTTCACTCTGATACGGTCGGAGCTTCATTTTCCTTCGCCGCCTTTACCAGATTTCGTACGCATTTCAGACAAAGCTGTCTGCCGTATACCTTGACCGAGCCGTCTATGATTTGCTGTACGGTCTTTTTCGGACTTGCCATAATGACCGAATTACAGTCTGTACATCTCGGGAGATTTATTCCCTGCGACAAAAAGTCGTTGAGCTGAGAGCCAAGCTCGGGAGTAATAACTCCGCTCCAACCGTCAAGGAATGTTGTGTCCTTAGATATTCCTGCGACATGATTTTGATTCAGCTGGAAACAAATGTCGAACTCATATTCGGTAGTATCACGCTGTACCGGTGCAAGCCCGACTTTTACAGGGACGGTCTTCCCACGCTCGTTAACCTCCATGGCATAAGACATTTTCGCACGCATTGTAACTATAGTGTGACACCTTACGGACAGGATTGTGTTTACAAGGCTGTTTTGCACTTTACCCGCTTCGTCCCATGCGGAATAGCTCGTTTTGCCGGGACGTTTCTCAACTTCGGATTTAAAGTCAAGCACACCGCCTTCGTTGTCCCACGCATGGGAAAAGCTGTCGATGATAACGACACCGTCTTCGCCTACAAGATCAGCGGCTTCTTTGACGTACGACATATATCTCTCCGCTGAGTATGGCGGAGTGAGTGCTGCATACAAAAACTCGCCCGTTTTAAGGTCGTCTCGGTTTGCATAAAATCTTGCTCGCTCATGTTCTGTGTCTATCAGCGCTATTTTTGACCAGTCTCCCGTAAAGCCGTATGCAAGGTAGAGAGCCGACAGCGTTTTACCGCTGCCCGACGCTCCTATAAGCGCGATCCTCGCTTTTGATTTTGCCCTTGTTACCTTTTCAAATAATGCCATTTTTCATACCTCACTTTATATCAATCTTCGTTTTCCGCTCGAGGTGTACGAACGGCAGATCAACGCTTCTTTGAAGCAAACCCTTGACTTTTGTCTTTCTGACGGTAGGCTGTTCGTACTTTAAAAGATCGTTGTAGCCGTTAGCTTCTGCCCACTCGATAAAAGACTTTTCGTTGTCTATGACTGTGCTTTCGGGGTTCTTTTTTACCCTGATGACCGCCTGCGGCTTGTCTATCTTATCTCTGCCTATCGCCTGCATGCTTGTCAGGAGATACTGCTCCAGACGTTCGGCGGCTCTCTCTTTCTGCGTCTGCCGCTTGGCAAGGCGGAGCTTCTCGGCTTTAAGCTGCTCGGCTTCGGCTCTCATGCTCTTGACAGCAATAGCAACGTTGACCGCTTTATCCTCAAAAGCCTCTTCGATACCATCTAGAGTGTCAAACCATGCCGTAAGCATAGCCTCTTTGAGCGCTGCAACATCGCCAATGATGTTGCCCTCGCTGTCTATAGGGTTGCCGTTCTCGTCAGTGTCGGGGTCAAAGTTGTCTATCTCATCAAACTTGTCAAACAGCTCGATAAAGTCGCCTGTCAGGCTGTATAGCGTTTCGCTCATTGTTAATCCTCCTTTAATGCTGCTGCCGATGAAGCGAGCAGCTCTCCTGCTTTGTCTATGTATATACGCTTGTCATGCGAGTTTGCAAAGCTCACAAGCCGCTTGACTGCGTCGTGCGCCATTACAAGCAAAATCTTAAACTCCTGCTTTTCCTTATCAGGTTCTTTGCTCTGCTCCTGTGCTGTCTTTAACTTCTCCTCGTACTCCCTGCGGATCGCTTCGATCTCTGCGGCTTTGTCGGCTTCGAGCTTTCGGCGGTCTTCGATGTACATCCTGTCCATCTCTTCATTGCGTTTTACGTTCTCACGCTCGAGGGAAAGAATCACTTCATTGAGCCTGCGGTCGTTCTCGGCAGAATGGTCTACCACTGCGACCTCTGTTGGGCGATTTCGCAGTTCTTTGTTCTCCTGTTCCAGGCGAATAATCTCTTGCTCTTTGCTTTGCAGCTTTTCTACAGTCTTGTTCGCCCTGTCCCTTTCGCCCTTCAGCTCTTTGACCTCTTCTTCGAGTGATGTCAGACCGGCTACAGCTTTATCTTTTGCCGCTCCGAGGTCTTTGTTCCAGCTTTTCAGCTTGTCTATCTCTGCTTTAAGCTCCTTGACTGTGGTGCTTTCAAGGTCAACTTTTTCGGAAATTTCCTGCTGTTCGGATTCGCTGATTGTGGATAAAAGATAGAGTTTTTTCATCCCAATTTGTGACCCCGGGGTCACATTTTCAAGCCTTACATTCTCTGCAACAGAAATATATCTATACGCATTTCTTCTCGAAAATCCCACCTCATTCTCGCAGTAATCCTCAAAATTACTGTACCCAAGTTCCCTGTACAGCTTGCCGTCCCTCATCTGCTTCAAGCCTGTACACATCTCCCACAGGCTCTGCTGTGCCAGGGACGCATTTGCCATGATTTTGTTATGCAGCTTTACTGCCTGCTCATGCTGACTTAATGTTATTTCGTTCATGCTTTAATTCCTCCAGATAGCTTTGATATTCCTGCTCGAAAGCCTTGATCTCATCGGGCTTTGCGATAGTCCTGTTGTTTTTATAGCCGTAGCACTGCACGATTTTGAAGTTGTTAGATACTTCGATCGTGTAGTACGGCTTTAGCGGTTCTGATTTCTTGCGAATAAAGAAAATATTCGTCTCACCCTGTGAGTGCCGTGCTGCATATCCGCCCACGCAGTGACACAGCGCTTTTCCCTCTTCGATGATCTCCTCGTAGCACTGTGGCTGACGAAGGATCAGATCGCCCGACTCGTACTCGAAAACTTTTCGAGCTTCGATCCGCTTTGCGAATTCCTGCTTATCCTTCTCGCACTCTTGATACTTGATGATCTGAGAAAACCGCTCATGAGCTGTCAGAAGATCGTGCGGAAGACCGATCGCCGTGTCGTGTATATCGTAGCCGAGCTTTCGGCATTGGTCGATATAATCACGGTAGATCACGTCGGATAGACCGTGATCGTTCAGATAGCGGAACATCCTCATGACCGTCGTACCCGCTGCCCGAGAAAAAGTGATAAGGTCGTACGCATAGTATATAGAATCTGCGATTTCAAATCGTTCCTCCGGCTTTAGCTCAGGCAGCTGATCTTTGAACACGCGATATCTCGTGTACAGATTTTCATGTCCCTGCAAAAGCTTAAACTCCGTTCGTGTCAGCTGTAACATTTTTAGAAGGTCGTTGCTTTTGAGATTGACGCCTGCAAACACCTCGACGCTCCTAAGATCGTCATAGCAGCTATAAGAGAGTGATATCAAATCTTTATATCCGCTTTCTATAAGATACTCTATATTCGGGTGCTTACAGTACAGCCGCAGGTATGATATCGCTCCCGCACTCGATGCTGTCCACTCGAACAAACGGCTGTATCGCATATCGGAGCGGTTTATCGAATCGGCATTTAAAATGGTGTAGCTTTTATCCGTGTAGTACGGCGCGCTGTAAAAAGCAGGCTCGCGAAAAGCCATACTGTGCCAACCTTTGTCCTTGCTCCATCCGTATCTTGCAAAGCCGTCTTTTGCAAAGACGTACCGCTGCGACTCGGTTATATCACAACTGCGGGAATATTTGTGGTAACACCTTACAAAAAGCTCATGCCCATTTGTGAGAAAAACGCAGAAGTTCATCGACCGGGCTTTCCCGAAAATGTCTCCGTGTTTCATGTTCTCGAGGATTTCTGACGGCACGTCCGGGAACTGTCCGAGAAGTTCTTTTTTTCGTATCGTTTTCATGGGGGCGTCACCAGTCAAGCAGGCTGTCGAGTGACAGCGAAATGTCGGTTTTTACAGGCTTCGGCGACTCTTGCTCAGGCTCTTTAAGCTCATACTCACTCATACGGATCATCATCTGATACTCGACCACGGCACCGGGAAACCAGAACTGCACCGCCTTTGTGTACAGATCGAAATCGGAGATCGACGAGCCGAGGCCCTTACAGATCGCCGTCAAGCAATCGTCATAAGTCTTATCACTCTCGACTATCGCACGGGCGAATTCTTCCGACTGGCCGCAGAACTCCCGAAGCGCGTTCGCTACGGCGGGATTCACAGCTTTTTCATACCGCCCGAGTTTTTTCTCGTCGGAGGTCTTGATTTTCTCCTGCGCCTGTCGTATAATAAAAGAAGAGATGTTTTCTTTGTCCGCTGACGGTATAGCAGTACCGCCGGCGGATTTTTTTGTGTTGCTCATGTAAAATCCTCCTCTTTATACTTCTCTTTGTAAAGAATTCGTGCTTCTTCCTTGATCGCCTTGACCGCCCTGATCAGATCATCGTAATTGTTAAAATCAGCTCTCAGCTCCATGCGGTTTTTTGGTGTTCTCATATGTACAAAGCCGTTCGGCTCGTCCTCTTCCGCCAACACCCAACGGTTGACAAGTCTTGTAAATGCGTTCATTGCTTATTCTTCCTCTCCCTTATACTTATCTTTAACCTTGTACCCAAAAGGCACATTACCGCTTACGATATTCTCCCAATGTTCTTTTATTTCTTCCGCAGCAAAAGAACCTTCTTCGTTTAAACACTCTTTCGCACGTTCCTGTAAACTTTCCCAAACAGAAACAGATAACACTTTTTCAAAACGTTCTTTGTACTGAGGGTATAACATTTCATCATAATCTATGAGTTTCAGCCCTGTTTTGTTGCTCCTGAAACCCCACTGCTTTACAAAGTCCCACATAACGAAGTTCGCTTGAAAACCTGTTATACCGCCATTAGGAGAATCATTAGCCGCCCACGCAGACGCCAATGCACAGGCGGCGACAGCATGACAAATTGTGCCATAATCATGCATGTAATCATTCATAACATAATTTATGAAACCGGGTAATGTCTCAAGAGTTTGTTTTCTTGCAAGTTCAAACCATTCTTTTTCAAGATGCATTTCCTCTGTAATAGGGGTTTTGTTGTTCATCGCTTATTCTTCCTCTCCTTGTATTCACACTTCGGGCAGATGTACTGCCTGATTTTTTTGTATTTGCCGCTGACGTTCCATTCAAGTCCGCACTTCTTGCACAGGCGGTAGCAGGACCGAGCAGTTAAAGCTGCTCGCAAGCTTTAACAACTCCCCCAACTTAAAGGATGCAGGGTTGTTTTTGCGATTTGAGTATGTCGCATCTGACACTCCCATGACAGCAGCGACTCTTTGTTCGCTGTATCCATAGTAGGTCTTAAAAAAGTTGATGTTTGCCAAAAGGTTTGCCATTGCTCGTTCTTTTGGGCTTTTCTTCAGTCTTGGCATTACTATTCCTCCTCATTGTAATCTTGCTATTCTTCGACAGTATCATAAGTGGCTTGAGAAAGAACTTCCTTAAAAGCATCTTTCATCTCTTCCAGTGGATTAACCGATTGCCGGCTTTGTAGTTGCGTTACAAGGTCGGCAATTTCTTTTGGATTGCCATTGATAATAATCTCCATAATTCTCACCACCTTTCATTTTCTCGCTTAGTCGTGGGTGGGCGAATTAGTTATAAAGTAACCGTACGGAAGCTTTAATGCATCACATATTCTTATATACTCATCAGCGGTAAGTTTTCTTTTCCCGTTTAAAGCTAAATTCAATGCATTTGTTGTAATTCCCGTACGCTCAGCGACAAAAGTCTGAGTAATTCCGTTCGCTTGCAGGTACTCATTAATTGATTTCTGTAACATTAAAATATCACTACCTTTCATGATTCAAATTTAATTTGAGTACATCTCTATTATATCAAATTAAATTTGTTTGTCAATAGAAAATTCAAATTATTTTTGAATTATTTTTAAAAAGTGTTTGACTTTTTCAAATGTGGCTTGTATAATGAATATATAGAAACGGGGTGAATATATGGACTATATAGCATTAGGCAAGACATTACAAGAAGCAAGAATAGCTTTGGGTTTAAAGCAAAGTGACATTGCTAATCAATTAGGCTGCACATCGGCTAATATCAGCAGTTGGGAACGCGGGAAAAGTAAAATCGATATTGATTCGTTTGCTGAACTGTGTAAAATATATCATATTGATTTTAGTAAAACTCTTGAACGTCTAAATCCGATACAGAACAGCTCTATTGAGCAATTAGATTTTTATGAACAGGAACACATAAACAAATACCGCTCACTTGATGAATACGGCAAGAAAGCGGTGGACGGATTATTAAATACCGAATACGAGAGATGTACAACTCCCACAACTGAACAGAGTATAATCCATCTCCCAAAATCTATCTTTAAACCCTCAGCAGGCTCGGGCAACTGGCTTGACGAACAGCAGCTTGAATCTGTGTCGGTGCTTGATACACCGCAAGCAAGAAAAGCGAACCTGATATTAGAGGTTGACGGAGACAGTATGTCGCCGATGTACGAAAGTGGCGATAATGTTTTGGTAAACACAAAGGCGAATGTGGCTGTCGGCGATATAGGCATTTTTATTGTTGACGGCAGCGGATATATAAAAAAACTCGGCACCGACAGACTTATATCTGTCAATCCCGAGTATGATGATATTTTCCCCACAGAGTACAGTGACTTTCGATGTGTCGGTAAGGTTTTAGGCAAAGCCGAGATTTTGGAATGAGGTGATAACGTATGAACGATTATGAAATTGTTAAGCTCATTGAAAGTGAAATAGAACCATCTTATTTGTCCGGTGCAACCCTTGTGTTAAAAGAAAACAATGCCGAAAACTCTATCTATAATAGTGTTATAATCAGAAGCCCATCGACTTTATATCGCATATGAAATGCTTGAAGAAAAAAAAAACGCCCCTACCGACTGCAATCAGTAGGAGCGGCAGAAAAAAACAAATAAAACTTTTGTCATAACCATTGCAAATATTACTTATAAGTTATATAATAAGAATAAAGGACGTATATATGAATATAATAAAGTTGACTACAGAACTAAAAAACAAACTATATAGCTACGGCTTCGTTATACATCCCGATTTAGTAAGTGATTTAGTTGATGTACTCCGTAATTCGGGCAACGAAAAAGCTTTTCTGTCAATGTTTTTCAAAAACCTGGATTTTCTAAAAGAATACGGCATTTATGCACACATTCAGTCAACAAAACAATTTGAAAAACTGAAAAACAGTTCCAATATATTTTCAATGCATATTCAAAGAAAAGGGTTCAACATAAGAATATTGTATTCTTTTCTTCCGGATAATACAATTTTACTGCACGGTTTTTACGAAAGGGAGGGAAAAAGAAATACCGACTATTCAAAACCAATTATACTCGCAGAAGAAAGGCTGAAAGAGTATAATGATTCATTAGGAGGAAGAAGCAATGAATAGATTAAGTCAAAGTAGTACCATTGATCAATTAGTAAATGTCTTAACCGCCAATCTTAGCGCGGCAGACATAAAAACAGCAATAGTTACATCGGATATTTCTTTCAGAATCACAAAAGAAAGAATTGACCGACAGATGACGCAAAAAGAGTTCGCCGAGTATATGGGAGTTACGCAAGCGATGGTTTCAAAATGGGAAAGCGGTGATTATAATTTCACCATTGGATCACTTTCTAAGATATTTGATAAGCTTAACATGGACTTTGATATCACAATCAATAAACCATCTGAGAATAATTCAACGTTTTTGAGTTATACACTAGAATCAAATACGGATTATACAGAATCAAATTTGACACAGTTATATTGCTGTGCATCATAAAGGAGAATGTCATGATTAAGTTACAAGACCTACAATCGCCATTTCAAATGCACGGCTGCATTATTGACAAGATCGAACTAAAAAACGACTTTGTTTCTATTCCTGCCGATGCTCAACTTGAATCGACTGTCAATATTAAAAACGGTATCAGCGAAATAAAGAAAGTAAATGAAGATAACATGTTACAGGCAAATCTCATTCTTGATTTACAATACTCGGCATCTTTTGAAGGAAACACATTTTCAGTTCATCTTGTTTTAAACGGATTATTTACAATGATTGAAACGAACGAAGAACTTTTCCAGAATATGCTATTGCTTAACGGAAACTCTGCGCTGTACTCTATTGCTCGTTCATATATCATAACCATTTCATCGATGTCATTGACATCAGGTCAATTAGTGTTACCGATGATCAATTTTGTAAATCTTATTAGAGAATCGCAAAAGAAACAAGAAGAATAATAAAATCCGCCCTGCTCCGCTACCAACAGAACAGGACGGCAACCACACAGCGAGTGTGCAGTACAAGTAATTGAACAAGAATATTGTACCACACTCGCCCGAAAAAATCAAGCCTTGCGGAGAAATCTCCGCTGATATTTCCGTCTGAATTTGTTGTTTGCCAAGGTCCGAGCCGCATATTCAAACAGCGAAATATCAACCCTTTTCAGGGCGGGATTTTTGCACCCATTTTTAGTTAAGGAGGTACAATATTATGCCAAAAGCTAAAAAGTTACCATCGGGCAGTTGGAGATGTCAAGTCTATCTCGGAAAAGACGAAAACGGAAAGAACATCTACAAATCAGTGACTGCCGACACAAAGAAAGAAGCTGAGTATCTGGCTGCAGAAATGCAGCTAAAGAGGAAAGAGAAAGAAAAAAATGGATTGACCCTCAAAGAGGCATACGAAAAGTACATTGAAAGCAAAAAGAATGTACTCTCGCCGAACACGATCCGAGAGTACATAAGAATGAGCCACAAGTCGTTTGAGGAGATAATGCCGCTGCTATTGTCAGAATTGACGCAGGAACGCATTCAAGTTGCAGTGGGTAATTATGCCCTTAATCATTCTGCGAAATCTACAGCGAATACTCATGGGCTTTTAAGTGCGGTATTAAAGCAGTATCGCCCCGAGTTGTCGTTACATACAAGATTACCGCAGAAACAAAAATATGAACGTCATATACCAAGTGAAGAAGATATACAAAAGTTAATAGAAACAACCGAAGGTACAAGAATACACGTCCCGATCTTGCTTGCAGCTTTCGGTTCATTTCGCCGTAGTGAGATAGTCGCATTAAAACGATCAGACGTCGAAGATAACGGCATTTGGATTAGAAGGGCTGAAGCGATCGACGAAAATCGGAAGTTTGTTACAAAAGTACCAAAAACAAGAGCCGGGTACAGATTTGTTGATACAATCCCGAACTGGGTGCTTAAACGTGTAAAGAAATGGGATTTTGATATTAATCTATACGCAATAACAAATGACTTTGAAAAAGCTATAAAGCATGCCGGCATAACACCGTGCAGATTTCATGATCTGCGGCATTTTTATGCGTCCGAACAACATGCGCTCGGTATTCCCGATAAATATATCATGAAACAAGGCGGCTGGTCTTCTGTTTCGGTTTTACAGGACGTTTACCAACATACGATTAAGGAAAAGCAAAACGAATATTCTCGGCAAGCAATAGAATATTTTGAGAAATTCAAGCCAAAAGAATGAGGCTTCCTTTTTTGTAAAAAGTCGTGTGATATTTTGTGTGATATTCTTATTCAAAAACGTGAAAAAGCTCGTTTTTTTACCAAAGTTTTTCAGTTTTTTAAGCCTATAAAAACAAAAAAGACCGCATAAACACTGAAATTTCAGCATTTATGCGGTCTTTTAATAAAAAGCGAATGACGGGACTCGAACCCGCCACATCCACCTTGGGAAGGTGGCGCTCTACCGGATGAGCTACATTCGCATATGTTATAAAAAAATTAAATAACCTCTCTATCCACATTTTTCTATGAACAGAGAGGATCTGGAGGCGTCACCCGGATTCGAACCGGGGAATGAGAGTTTTGCAGACTCTTGCCTTACCACTTGGCTATAACGCCATATAATACAAAAGAGCGGATGACGGGGCTCGAACCCGCTACCTCCACCTTGGCAAGGTGGCGCTCTACCAGATGAGCTACATCCGCATTTTTTTGGTGCCTCCGGGCGGAATCGAACCACCGACACGGGGATTTTCAGTCCCCTGCTCTACCAACTGAGCTACAGAGGCATAAAATGGCGACCCGGA